AGATAGTTGTAAAGCTGTTGGCCATTTGCATACCAAAGGCCGCCATCTTTTGGCGTGTGCTGTCAATGCTGCCCTGTGCTTGCTTCACTATATCTTGCACCGCCGTGCCCATCCTTTGCAAACCCTTTACAACAGTGTTATCTACAACGTCAACATGTAAAGGCTCGATAGCAATCATGAACGACTCTTTAACTGCCTCCATCTCAGCGGTGACCGTTGCAGCTGCTGCCGTTGCACTGGCTGCCATGTCACTCAGTTCCGTATCAATGTCTCCCAACATTGTCTGCATTTTCAGCAGCTCTGCGTTCGCGTCCTCAAATGCTTTGTTTGCCTCCTTCTGTTCTGCTATTGCCTTACCTCCAAACTTCTCAGCTATTTTATCTTTAGCTTCTTTCTCGGCTTTGAGCAAATCAACTAAAGCCTGTTGATCAGCTATGGCCTTCTCAACGTTTCGCTTTTGTTCCTCTAGCGTCAAGTCTTTGTTTGCCTGCGCTAACTTCTCAACTGCCGTAGCTGCGTCATTAGTTTTGTTGTTTAACACAATTAAACCAGTAACGACTAACGCGATGCCCGTTGCAACTATTGCAAATGGATTGGCAAGCATTACCGTGTTTAATGATATAAACGCTAAACGTGCAGCATTAAACCCACTTAATAGGCTGGGCAAAATAACTAACACAGGGCCAATGGCCGCTGCAACTGCTGCAATTTGCAACGCTAATTTTTTGCTTTCGGGCGAGAGCTTTTGAATGCGCTGAGTGAATGCGGTAAACTTATCAATTAAATCTTTTACAACAGGTAATAAATCCTCAGCCAACGCCGCGCCTGCCAACTTCAGGTTATCCAGTGCCGTGCTAAACTTACCCGATGCCGTTTCACTTAGCCGCTCCATTGCACCAGCAGCAAAACCACCCTCTTTACTAAAGCTCTGCAACACCTCATTAAACTGATCAACGCTCACACGCCCCGCGCCAAGTTTATCAGCAGGTAAACCAGTCGCCTCAGCCAATGCGGTAAAGATTGGAATGCCGCGCTCGGCTAGTTGGTTCAGGTTCTCTAATTCTACTTTGCCTTTCGCGTTGACCTTGGCAAAGATTGCAGCTATCTCATCAATAGGCTGGCCACTGGTTGCGGCTATGTCGCCAAGAAACTGCAGCTGTGTATTGACTTCCTCCAAACCTGATCCCGATGCAATGAGCTGCCGCGCTGACTTCGCTACTGCCTCAATTTGAAACGGTGTCTTTGCTGTAAACTCGTTGAGGTTGGCCATCATATCGGCGGCCTGCTTTGCGCCACCTGTCAAGCTGATGAAACTCACCTCCATCGTTTCGAGGTCGGCCGCCGACTTGATAGCTGCCGCACCAAGTGCAGCGATCGGCATGGTCAGGCTTCGCGTCATCGACTTACCTAGCTGCTTCGTACTCCTGCCAAAGTTCTGCATCTTCCGCATGGAGGCACCTAAAGCCTTATCAAACTGCCGCGTTTGCGCTCCGATGGTTACAATTAAATCATTCAGCTTTGCCATTGATCTCTTTCTAATATTCGTTCTCTCAGTTCCTCTTTGGTAAGCTTCTCAGCCTTTGCCTTTGGCTTCTCCCATGGAAACTGCATCAGGTCCTTTGGCTGCAATTTACGGCCTTTTTTAAGGTGGGGCTGCATGATCATAGAACCAAGCCACCGCGTGCGCTCCCACTCCATCCGTTCGCGCATCTCCTCGCTCTCACGGTTGGCGTCAAGTGCAAGGCTTACCTCGCCAAATGTCATTGACCAAAACGCAGAAGGGGACAGGCGTAAAATGCCCATCCCCATCCGTATAATATCAGGCCAGCCAATCGGCTTGTCTGTGCCGTCTATGCTTTTTTTTCGCTGCTGTATTCGCCGAGTGCATCAAAGCACTGTGTGACGTGTTCAAGTGTAATGTAGTCTTCGAACGTCGGCAGGTCCATATCGAAGTCTTGCCCTTCAAAGGTGCATCCACATTCAACACCAACGAAACAAAGAAAGGCGCACGCCTCTGCACTTAGCTTCGACGGATCGGATAGGCTAAACACATTGACTTTTGTTTTACGCTCAAACTTCTTCAGCGCCTTCATGCTGTACCGCACTGGGTACTCTGTGCCGTTTACTTCAATCATTCAGCCGTCTGTGTAATTGCACCGCTCAACTCAAACGAAGCGCTGTAAGTAGCTGTGTCCTCCGTGCCGCCTGACTGCTCAAGGCTAGTGATAAAACCGCTAGCGCTGTAATTGAAGTCTTCGCCTACAACAGGATTGGCCTTTGCAAACTTTAAGGTTAAAGCTGTGCGATTGTCCAACGCTGTAAACAAGTCAGAAACGTCATCATTTGAAGCGTCGTTGTAATCAATCAAACCGCTAACGCTCATTGATCCTGATTTGACACCGCCGAGCAGCTCACGGAATCCCGCGCTGTCCTTTGTGGTAATGTCGATTGTTTCCATGTTGAGAGAAAGCGAGCAATCTGTAGCCGCTGCGATCAGCGTGCCGCCGATGTATACACCCAATTCTGTACCGTTAAAAATGGCCATTTTATTCTTCTATTAAATCGTTATTATCTGAGTCCGTTTTTTTCTTTGGGGCGTCGAGGTATCCCTTTGCTTTTAGTTCTGCAGCAAAGTCAGAAGTGACTGACGGCGTTGCGCCTTTCTTCCAGTTCTTACCGCGTAGCTTGCACGCCTTTTGAATTGTGACCTTCATGCCTGCAAGTTAATCAATTTCAGGTTGATCAGGAAACCACCCGTTATCGTCCATGTACTCCTGTGTTCGGATCGTTGTATCGCTTGGCACGATATGCCCGAACGGGAACTTCTGATTCACTTGCACGTAACTGCTCAGGCTGTACCGCTCATCATTCGACAGCTCAGGAAAGCACGCAACGAGGCGTTCAAGGTTTGCAGCGGGATGTACGTTGATAAGGTAATCCGTATCAACCTGCAAAGCGTTCTGTACTCCGTCAGGGTGTACGATAATCCCGAACACGGTCGAGGCCGCTTCGCCTTCCGCCTGTATCAAAACGGGTCGAGAGATGTTGTAGAGTTCGCGCGTGATTTGGTACGCTCTCCGTTCGCTTGTCTGCGTTGGTGTTGGTAGTACGATTATGTATTGGTTCATCAGAAAACTGAGTAAAATGCATTCGCGTTGTTGCTAATACCAACAAGATTGGCATCGCTTTCTAAAGTGGAATAGGACACGATTTCACTAATATATTGCGTATTTTCATAGCCTATTGCATCAGGTGCTGGTGTGCCGACTGACCCACGACGGAACAAAACAACATCGAAAGCAAGGTTTACTGAAATACCACCTCCGCTCGTTGCGTCGTACACCGTGCCATTGTGCAATACATACAAATTCCCACCAGCCCATTCGAATACGAAATTTCTGTACCCAACAATTCCATCGGTTCTAACTGATTTATTAAAATCGCCAAACCCTTGACATCTATTTAAAGGCTGCCCTACATACAAATACGTGTTATTGCTAAAGCTGCTTGAAATCGGCAGGATTTGAGTGCTCCCTGTAAATAGTACGCTTGGTTTACCGCCCCTCGTCACCACGCCCGTGCTTCCGTCGTAAATCTTTGGCATGTTCGCCGTCGTGGTTTGCGCCGCGTCGTTTGAGTTAGATGACTGGTCGTACCACTTCGACACGAACCCGTTATTTGAACCGCAGTGAGCAGCCAAGGCAACAGTATCGAGTTCACCGAATACGTTAAACCCTATATCCGCGTAGCTGCTCCCGTTGTAAACCTCTACCGCGTCACCCGTGTACGTTGAATCCAAAAGCCTCAATGAATACGCAGCCGCCGCACCGCTGTACGTGTCGAGCAGTGGCGTGTTTTGGGTGAAGTAATCGCCGATGTTGGATTCGATGCTCGTTTGGTCTGTGCTTGATTTGGCATTCGCGTAAAAAATCAACTCCTGTTGTTTTCCGTCGTAAAACGTGTTTTGTGTTGGAGTGTTACCAATTGCCCAATCATTGTTGGAGGTGTTTATCGTTGCGCCTGCGCTTGTGCCTTGTGTTGTGATTGAACCGTTTAAATAGAAATTTGCATCATTTACAGTTGTCCCGTCAAACACCAAAGTTCCGAGGCTGTATATAGTTTGGGCGCTGTTATTAAACGCGATGCGACCCATTACACGCAGTTGAGTTTCTGCGGTCAATTGCCACAGTGTGCCAACCTGACCAGACAAAAAATTGATTCCGTATATTATATCATCGCTTGTGGCTGTGTTCGCTTTTGAAACGGTGAAACTTGTTCTGTTTGTAGTACCTGAAAATGGAGGTGTGCTACTTGTTAAACTATCATTCGAGCCATCAAAGTCCAACGCCAAACGCCCACCCTCTTTTACCAAGGCTCCGCCCGTGTAGATAGTAGGTTGGTTCGCGCTTGTTGTTTGGGTTGTATCGTTACCGTTGCCTGACTGGTCGCGCCAAACTTGAACCGTGCAAGTAGTGCCACTGCAAAAGGTCTCAATGGCTGATTCATCGATTTCCTCGCCTACGAATCCGATGCTTTGAGTTGTGCTATCGGACGCTCTGCGGATAGTCATGCAATCGCCTGAGTATAGCCCATTCAAGCGACGGGTTGAATACGCGGCTTCTGCTCCGCTGCCATATGTCTCATTGAGCAACCCCGTAAACGCAGGAGCTGCGGTAACCTCCTCCCATGTTTGAAACAACGTGAACGGTGGCACGCCATAGGTTGCGCCTTCCTCGAACGCGTCAAATACCGCCACGGTATCCGCGTAAGCTGTATCGTCTGCAAAGGTGTGGATTAACGTGTAGTCGCCGATTACATCCGCATCAGTAATGAATCCAGTTTTGTGGTAAATCTTACGTTTGATAACCTTGCCTGCTGCTGGTGTGTCGGAAGATGGGTCAATAAAAATGCCGTCGCCTTCTGACTTTACAGAATATCCGCGCTCGGCGTATATCGTTGGCATTTGCAAACCCGTTTCAACCTCATCTTCGAAACGGTTGGTGTAGCTAACCTGCGATTTAAATGCGCCCGCTGTAGCGTCGTATATGAGCGCCTGATTACCTTCGGGCGTGCCTACTATGCTCACGTCGCTCAGGTCGTTTAAGTCCGTAGGTACGGCGCTAGTATCGGCCTTTGCATTTAGTGCCGTTTGTGTTGCTGTGCTTACTGGCTTATCTGCGTCGCTTGTATTGTCTACGTTGCTAAAGTCGGCACTGTTCGCTTTGGCGTTTAGCTCGGTTTGGGTGGCCGTGCTTACGGGTTTATCTACGTCGCTGGTATTATCCACGTTGCCTAGTCCAATCTGTGACTTTTGCAGCGTGTCGTTTGTCCATATATCACCGTCATAAAATAGCACGTTGCCATCCTCTGCACCGCCCTGCTGAAATTGCACATCATCCAACTGCCCTAACTCAGTCACGCCGCCCGCGTCATCTGCTGGCTGCCATTCCTGTGCGGCTGCATCGTAGGCAATTACTTGGCCATCGGTTACGCCTGTGGTGTCAACGTCATACAGATCGCCAAGCTTTGCGCCCGTGACTGGTGTGCCCTGTGCAATCTCTACGTCATCGCGCTTGATCCGAAAAGTAAAAGTTAGCACCTGAGCAAAGCGGCGCGGTGCGTCGATCGTGTCAATGTCAACGTCATTGAATTGGATGCTCTCCACATTTACGCCGTTGTAAGTGCCGCTCACGCGATCCAGTGCGCCGCGTACCTTGCTGCCTAGATCAGCGGCGAGGGCATAGCTGTCAGCATAACACAGGAATTCAAAGCGTACCTCATCCAACGTACTCGGCCCGTCGTGCGTGTCTTCAGGCGCTACGCTCAACAGTTGGTAAACGATGAACGGCGTCGCTGTCTCCTGCTCGGCTACCTCTGGAAATACGTTAACGCCAACGATATCCGTGACGTCTGTGTTTTGCGTTAGTATTACGTAAGCGGCTATTCCTGCATTCATTTCTTTGACTTTTTTGCTTTATCTCTCGCGGCCTTTCTTATCTGAAAATCATATTTCTTTTTCATAGCCGTTAACGCTGCGCCTCGCGTGTTTGCTATTGATCGCGCAAATAAACCCTTTTGTTTGTTGCCTCCAAACTTTTGATCACCGCCTTCTACTATATTGGCAAACCATCCATCCGCGTCTTTGGGTGCACGCCTACCTACACGCGGCCCAACCCAAAATGTACTGAAACGCTTGTCAATCTGCCAAACCTTTATTGATCGGCGCAGCGTACCCGTTTTAATATCTAACGCCTTGCCCTTGCCCCTGCGTATTCGGATTACCTCGCGAGCGTCCTGTATGTTCCCTATCATTTCCTTTTTGTATAGGTTGCCAACGCTTCGATGAATCCGTGTTTGCACCTTCGGATCGCTTACCTGTTTGCGCAGCTGCTCGAATTGTTTCAGTAGCGGCTTTATGTCTGCGCCGATTCCTTCAAAGCCTACGCCGCTACCTTTGGCCTCAAGTGATCCCTGTGCCATGTGTTCCCGTTATTTCGCAAAGTAAAATAAGTTGATCGTTGCGCCCAACTTCCTCAATGCCTTGGATAGTGTACGTGTTGCTATTGTAGATAACGCGGTCCGCTGGATTGATTGCCCGCGTGTCCGTGCTGCTGCGGATCTTAAAACGTAGCCGCTGCACTGGTGTATCCTGATCGCCTGTGATCTTCTCGGCCATGCCTTCGCCTGCCTTCATCAGTTCAGCCCAAACCGTGACCAGCGTGGACCATGACGGCACGCGCTCGCCGTACGCGTTGGCGCTGGTGGTGTAGCTCTGAACCTCTATTCGTCTATCGCTCTGTCCTATCCTCATACTGATGTGATAACGCGGTAAGGGTTTAAGATAGCGTACAGGCCGAGCGGTAACTTTGTGGCGATTGTACCCGTTACAACTGGCTGCCGCTGCTCGTATAGGTGTGCCACCATCCAACGGATAGCGGTAATAAAGGGCTTTGGTATATCGGCCTCAGCATATCCTACATTCATGTTAACCTGCACCGCGTTAAATGTGTCGTCATATAGATCGGGCACGCTGTCGAATGTGATCCGCGCCGCTTTGGTTTTTATATCGGCCCACCATTTAGCTGTCGCTAGCGTCTGCGTGCTGTTCGCCGTGTCCGTGTACTGCACCGAGGTAATGGAGTTGACTGGACCAATAGGCAGGCGCACGTTATAAAAAAAGTCTATGTATCCAACGGCGTCAACATCACCGAGGCGCGTGTTACAATAGTCCTCAACCCACGCAATTGACGCATCGCGGTAGGCTTCTATTAGTGTATCCTCGTCTGTGTGATCAACTCTGAGATGCTCTTTGAGTTGTGCCACGGTTATAATGCTGTCAAGGTCGGGCGTGCCTGTTATTTCTACGGTCATCATATGGCTAAAATACGGACAAAAAAAAGAGGGGCCGAAGCCCCCCTTTCCAATCAAACAAACCCAACCAAATTAGGAGAGCTTCACCGCTCGGCTCAATGCGCCGCCTTGTCGGATACCAAAGTCAAAGAAACGGTTAACGTGCAATGCAATCTGTGCAGTGCCTGCGTCGCTGTACGGATCAACCAGCAAATCAAGGCCACCGAAGTAGGCCAAAATTCCGCCCTGTGCAAAGTTACCGAAAATCATTTGGCCACCTGTTCCAGTTGCGTCAAGCGTGTCGTTCACCAAGTAAGGTGTAGCAACTGCGTTGTACATATTGAACTGGCCATTTTCCCACAATGGAGTCACGCCAGCAACCTGTGCAACGGACTTTGAAAGTAGGTAAGCCTGTGGACTCATAACGTACGAAGCGCCTCCGAGGTTTCCACCTGCTGCAAGTACAGCGGCCTCCATTGCGTTTGCAACTGTTGCAGACAAAGCAGTGTCGGCAGTGTTGTAAACATCAACATCAGTCGATGCCATAATAGCGTCAAAAGCATAATCATCAACATATGCATTCATAGCCGCGGCCAACTCGTTAGCAATCAAAGCATCAACCTCAGCACCGCCCTGCAAAATTAATTGCTTGCTGTACTTGGTGTTAGCTGCAACTCGCTGCGGCGTCAAAGTAACGTCATCCATTTCCAAGCCTGAACCTGCATCGCCTGAAACTTCTGTTTCGTCTGTTCCAACCGCTTTATTGCTTACACGTGGAAACTGCAAGTTACCTGTAGCGTTTCGAATTACTGTCGTGCCGAGTCCTTCCAATACGGTAGGGGCGCGCAGTGCTTCGATTGCAGCAGGTACAACAGTTGGAACAAATCCTGAACCGTCGCCGCTTCCTGCTTGGAAGTCGTCAGCAGCTCCAGCACGCAAAGCCACTGAAGGAATTGCAATCTGTCCAGCCATTTGCAGGCCTTGGCTTCGTGCCTCCTTGCTTGCCTCACTTGCCCACTCTGCTTCTGCACCTTCCAAGTTTCGGCCGTTTGCAACGGCAGCTACTGCACGGCTCAAGCTGAAAGAACTATTAACGCGCTCAACTTCGCGCTGCTCGGATGCGCCCGCTGTTCCGCTCTGCGCCATTCGTGCAACCATTTCCTGCTCACGTGTTTTGTGCTTAATCTTAACGTCAAGATCCTGCATCAAGCTGTCAAGCTTATCGCATCGCTCCTGCTCTGCTTCTGTCATAACGCGGCCTTCACTGTCCGCCTTTTGGCCGATTGCAACAAACTCTTCATAGTTTGCATTGCGCTGGCCTTTCAAATCGTTTAAAGTCATCTTTGTAATGTTTTGCGTAAAGTTACGCGGTTCTGTTTTTATCGTTTCAGGTTCTGCGCGCTTCTCCTCTACGGGTTCAGCTGCTACCTGTTCTTCTTTCAATTCCTCCACTTCCTGCGCCGCCTCTGCCATGTTTCGCGCGTAGACTGATGCCGTCGGGCTGGCTGGGTATGTAACCGCCGACGTGTCTAATAATTTGCCCACCTTGGTAATTGTTCGCGTGCTGCGGTCCTCGCTCCACGTATCCGAGTCAATTGTAAAAGCGAACGAGCTTTGTGTAATATCGCCGCGCTTGATAAGCTTGTAAAGATCGCGCCCGTCCTGCGTGTCGGCAAGTGCTGCACGATACTTCAAGCCTTGGTCGTCTACGCTAAGTTCTAACGTGCCGTTCGTAGTTCGTGCCAATGGTGCGCCTGTGTGATTGAGTAAAAAACGTACGTCATCCTGTAGTACGTTATCAAAAGCGCCACGGGCTACGGTTTCTTTGAAGTATCCTAAATCATACTCTACATCGAAATTGCTCGCGTAGCCTTCGACTACCAAAGCATCATCGCCAGCGGCCCGCACTTCTGCCGTGCGCAGTTCTACGCTGTCGCCGTATTGGTTGCGCAGTTCTTCCGTGCGCTTATCTTCTTCTTCTTTCATTGCTTTAACTTTTGATTCACTCCAATTCAAAGCGGTATCACCGCCCCAAAGTAAATAACTAATTGTGCCGCACGCTTCTGTATCGTCGGGCTTGTAATATGTTCGGGCGCGGCTAAGAAAGCTGTACATCCTTTTGGTGCGTGCCTCGCTGATTGCTTCTTTGTTTGATAAGATCCGCGCGGTCTCTTTGCCTACCGCCGTCGCGCATTTTCCGCCTACCTCTTCATTAAGACGCAGGCCGCGCTTCGCGTTATTTGTCATCGCCTCAGGGTACTTACTAAACGCCATCGCTGCTGACTTTATCGCTGTACTTGCCTAGGCGGTCCAGCGCGATTTGATTAACCTGCACCGTGTGCGTGTCGCCCCCGCTTGTTGGGTTCATATCTTCCTTGCCCCTGACTTCGTTAATGCTTAGCACGCCGTTGTTTAGCATCTTAGTATAAAAGTCTGCGCGGCTTTGCATATCGCCTCGGTACAAATCGTTGAGGTTAAACTTGCTGTATATCTGTGGGCGCTCACGTGACTGGATCAGCTTTCTGTCTATCTCCTGCTCGATGCGCTTGGCCCAAGGTGCAATCGTGTGCCGTGCAAATTGTAGGTTTTGCTGTTCAACATTGTTGTATGTTGTTTGGCTTTCTAGCTGTACCAACGTAGGGGGCACGCTAAAAATGCGGCATATCTCTTCCGCCTGAAATTTGCGCGTTTCAATAAACTGCGCTTCATCGGGGCTGATGCTTATCCGTGAATACTTAAAGCCAAACGGTAGCAACTTAGTGCCTGCTTGCTGTGCGGCCTTGTTCCAACTGCCTTGGATTATATCCATCTGCTCCTTTTTCAAAGGCTGGTCGCTGGATAGTATCCCCGTCATTTGCCCGCCGCTGCCAAAGTATTCAGCGCCAAAGTCCTCGGCGCTTTTGGCTAGTCCTAAATTCTCACGGTGCAAGCGTATCGGTGACTTCCTTTGTAGGTTGCAAATCTCCAGCATATTCTCAGGCTGAACAATGCCCACATTGCGCACGCTGTAAACTATCTGCCCGTTGACGTTCTTGCGGTCTACGTCGTATATGTCCAAACAAACAAGGCTAGTAACATAGCCACGTCCATCGCGCTCAATCAGTGCATAGCCAACGCCGTTAATGACTGCATTGCTTATAACGGTCTCCCAAAAGTCAAACGCCGTTTGATATTCGTTGGGCTTGTATTTAATAACGTCATAAGCGGGGTGAACGTTCGCGGGTTCTATCTCGCGGCCTGTGCGCTCATATACCTCAAGATCTAAACTCGCTAAGGTGCTGGCGATCTTATAGACGCAGGCGTAAACCGTCGAGATTGTAAGCGCGGTATTCTCGTTGATATTCGCACCGCTTACCGTAGTGCCGTAAATACCTAAGTCATTCGCCAAGGTCTGAGAATCGTACTTGCCGACTCGATACCTCAAAAGCGCGTTCAATCTGTCGCGAAGTGTTGCCATATGGCTTGCAATTTACTACAGGGAAATTATATCAAAATTCTGCTCTGTCTCCTGCGGCGTCTTCATGTGTTCTCCTATGCCCATAACCATAGCAACAATTGGGTCGATCTTGCCGCCGCTCTTTTGTTTGTCGGCTTTTATGTTGCCCGCTGGGTCCATCTTTAGCTCAACGTTACCAAGCGCCCAACGCAGTACAGGGTCGCCATCATGCCACACCTTGCCCGTTCGTACCAACACTTCCAGTTGTTTGGTTGGTGAACTCATAGAAACAAAACCCTGACCGAATGGCGTCAAGGGCACGCCGTCGTCAACCAAGTCGATTGCGATCTGTGTGCTGTTGTATCTGTCGAAAGCAATCTTTTCTATTTGATAGCTATGCATCAGGCTGCTGCCGTCTACCTCCTGACCGTCAGGCCGATTCATGACGCCACTGACTAGCCTACGGATCGCTGCGTAGTCGGTTACGTTCCCATCTGTCACATGGAAGTTTGGGAGATCTAAGAACGTGCGGTAGATATGCGACGGCTCGCGGTCTAATATGTTGTCAATTGTATCGCTTGGCATGAAGTAATGGCCGCGCACGTGGTAGCCTTCGCCGTCAGGGTACACCATAACAAGTGCCGTCATATCCGAAACGCTTGCAAGGTCTAGCCCGCCCCAACAGATCCGCCCCGTCAAATCCTCCTGCCGTTCGTTGGCGCTCCATATTTCATCCTGTATCCAAGTCTTTGAGGCGGTCACCCATTTGTTTAGGTGCTTGGTTTTAAATTCTACTTCGCGCGATCCGCCTAGGTTAATGGCTTGCTGTAACTGTGACTCCAATAGCTGCGGGCGTAGCGCCACGCCCAACGATGGGTTCGCCTTTATCCATGTGCTGGAGTCCGTCCAGTCGTCATCTTCGTCCAGCTCATAGATCAGCGCAAACTGTGCATCATCGTGCTTGACCCCGTCGAGTATTTCCTTGCACGTCTTTTGCATTTCGTAGCATGGAGATTCACGGTTAAAGCCTGCCGTGGTGATTGTAAGGTGTAACGGGTTACGCCGCGCCTGCATACCTGATCGTAAGACGTTCGCCACGCCATCGGTAGGGTGCGCGTGGTATTCGTCAATCCCTGCAAAGTGTATATTGAGGCCGTCGAGTGTGTCGCGTTCGCTACTTAGGTACGTGCATCGCGCTGAGAGCGTCGGCGCTTTAATGTCGTGCTTTCCTGCTCTAAGGTGTTTACGGAGCGGCGGCGAGATTGAAACCATCCTTTGCGCTTCGTCGAATCCGATCTTTGCTTGGTCTTTCTTAGTTGCTGCAAAATAAACCTCGGCAGCTTTTTCCTGATCAAAGAAAAGAGCAGCGAGCGCACAGCCCGCCATAAGTGTCGTCTTCCCATTCTTGCGAGCCACCGTAATATAAGCATAGTTGAATCGTCTTGTACCATCTTCACGAAACCACCCGTAAAGATTCCACAATATAAACTGTTGCCATGGAAGTGGATCAAACGGCTTGCCGTCCCATTCGCCTACCGTGTGCCTGATTGCCCTTTGAAAAAATGTAATGTAAGCCTGTGCAGTCTTTGGCTTAAACTCTAGACCCCGCTCCTCTGCTGTATCGAGATCCGTAAGGTATCGTTGGCACGCCTTGGCTACATATTTGGCCGCTGGTATTTTGCCCGTAACTACGTCAAGAGCGTAATTGTGCCCAACGCTGTCAAGCATCTTTGAATGTTAAGAGCTGCTCAAGTTCATCGTCCATTTCAACCTCGACTTCAATGCGCTTACGTGCGGCTGGTGTCATGCCTAATTCCTTGAGCACCACTAAATACTTCGATCGTGACTCAACTAACATCTGATGCTCTGGCCTGTGCTTCGTCATCGTGCCGCCGTCCCTGTTTTTAAATTCGTAGGTATATCCTTTTTCGTCAATCAGGCTTTGAAGTTCGCGCACCTCAACTGCTAAACAAGCGGCCATTGTCAACAGGTCTTCATCTAGTTCGCCGATGTGTCGAGCGCTGCGCAGTGCGTTCTTTATCCGCTTGTATTCAAGCTTCTGCGTGTCTGTAAGTACGTCCATGCTCAAAGGTAGCGCCAAAACGCAAAGAAAAAAATGAAATAATTCGCCATGGATACTACGGCGATGCAGGCGCTTTTTGCTCAGGTTTTTGCGGGGGGCTACCCCTCGTGCGCTTCTCGCCCTGACTTGGAGGCATGGCAGGGTGTGCAAAGGCTTTGCCAGTTGCTTACATCGAAGAATTCAGCACCCTGCCGCACAGGCACGACGTGATCCACCACGTTGGCAGGTCCGCCGCACCCAGTGCATTCGGGGTTAGTCTTTAGGAATGCCAGCCGACTCTTACGCCATGCGTTGGTCCAGTATCTGCGATCTTGTGGCGTGTCTCGCTTACGTCCTTTGCGCCTCGGATCGGGCGTTTGCTTACGTGGTATCGTAGGCATTACTGATAGTAATAACCGTGGTGCTTGGTCAGGTGGTAGATTTCATGGCTGATACGCTTGAACCTTTCCCATCTTGATCCATAGTTTAAAGCTTTGATATTGCTCACCATGCTCACATCCAGCAACTCATTGCGCTCCGCTCTTAGCTTATCATACCTTCGCCTTTGCTTTTCGCTTAGGCATGACGTCTTTCCGCTCTGCGTACTTGAGCGCCTCGGTCCTATGATACTCGAATAGGTGCTGAAGCTCCTGTATCTTGAACTTTCTACCTTCGTTCGCTTGTTGCATAAGCTGCGCAGTTCGTCCTCTGTTTTCGCTTTCAATACGGCAGCCAAAAATCCATTGTTCTCCTTGGTTGTGAATATTGCAGGCAAAGCATTGCGGCTTAACGTTAGATTCCTCCCACCTAGTAGCCATGTGCCTTCGGCTGAGAAAATGCCCTGCATGGATCTTAGATGCGTGATGGACTCGGTCGCAGGTGTAACACGTACAGTTTCCGCGTAGATCTGCCGCTTTCCATCTGATGTGCTTGCTAAACCACTCATCGACCTTCTTCTTTAGTTGTGCGTGTGTCTGCTTCTTTGCCATTGCCGTTAATTGCTTGGCTAATGTAGTCCTTTAACATTTCGCGCTCACGCTTACGGCTTTTGTATTCATCGGACT